CAGCTCCGCTACCATTACCATTTCCACCCTCTCCTTTACCTCCTGCATTTCCTATGTTGTCCATAAAGTTTGGTGTTGGCTTATTGCCTGTTGCTAGTAAAAATGCCTTTTCTAGGCGCTCCTGAACTTCGACTTCGTTAGCGGGAGATTTTTTTCCTTCACTATATTGGTCATACTCAAACTCAATCTTCTTTGCGAGTTCAATATCACCCTTTGAAAGTTTCTGTAGAACTTTCGTCTTCGCACCCGACAAAAATCCTTCTTTCATTTCAGTAATCTGTTTTGTGAAATCGGCTTTCACGGTTTCAAGTGTTGTCTCTGCATCTTTCTTCTGCTGAATCAAACGCTTTTTTTGAGCATCATCACCACCTCCACCTTCTTCATATTCCTTGAGTTTTTTATTAACCTCCTCAAGAGCGGTAGTGGCATCAGTCAACTCCTTACTTTTATCGGGATTATTCTTAGCATACTCATCAATGGCTTCTTGCTGTTTAGCCTTAAGCTCATCTTCAGTGTATCCTTGAACCTCATTCCCATTTTCATCGTAGAATTTAGCCATAATACAATTATTTTAATTTATCTTTTAATTCTTGGGTTTCCTCCTCGGATATTCCTACCTGGTAAGCAATTTGTTCATTTATCATTTCATCCCCCCATTCATGCAACAACCATAAAGAATTTATTGCCCCCTTAAGGTACAAATCATATTCTGATTGAGGTAAACCAAAAGTATCACGATTTACTTTTTCAAACTCACCCCTTAAAGAATTTATGATTTGTTTTACTTTAGGTGAGAGATAGTCCTTATGAAAACCAGCGACTTGAGCCACATAGAGCTTTCGCTTTTGTGTGTCAGACGGAATTGGGTCTCCAATATTAACATCAAGTATTGGTCTCTCTAATTCCACACGATTTTGCAAAGCGGTTAGCTCTGCTTTCGCTACAAGTAGCTGATTTTTAAAGTCACTCTCGACCTTACCGAGTTCTTCTTTTGTAACGCCACCAAGTAGGCGTATCAGAAATTCTTTCATAATTTTATTCAGTTGCTATTGCGCTCGGTACACTTCCTCCTGGTACACCTGAACTGTTGGTGCGACCTTGTACCTTCTGCCCTAAAGCAGAAGATACCCCAGCCAGTTCAGGTGTACCTTTGTTGAACAACTTGGTTCGATTAACATTCCAAACTTTTGAATATTGTTCTTCCAAACCATCAACATTTGGAACAGAACCAAGTTGCATCATTGTAAGAATGTCAGAAAGTTGCTCTCGGAACAGAAGTTTAAAGAATGCAGAAGTCTCTTTCTCTCTAGGAGTAATAACTACATACCATCGAATCTTTGCAACCTTCATTCCATTTGGTTGTAAGAATATTTTTCTTACAGGAGTTCCTCGTTTCGATTCTTCAGCACGTTCCATCTCTCTAATTACTTCAGGGGTTGGGATTGGTTCTTGGTCTGTAGGAATAATTTGTCTTTCACCAAGACCTTCTCCATCAATATTTGTCTCTCGTGTGACATTTCTATATGTATTTACATATTTCCGCACATCATTAACAGTAACGACCTTTGTATCGAGAGGTTCGTACCAGTTTTCCAAAATGTTCCACAAACGAAGATATGCAAGTTTAAGTTCTAGGAACTCACAAGCAGCAATTGTCAGACCAAGAGTAAGTCGTGCTTGTCTTTGTAGCTCAACAACCTCTGTCGCAGTAGTGCCAGCCTTTCCTTGCTGACCTGCAAACTGATTAGACACGGTTGATTTATCAACCCTATCTTGAAGTTCTTTTAATATGTTGTATTCATTAGCAGTAACACCTTGACCTTCATCACCAAGTTTTTGAAGCGCATCGGGCGGAATACCCATTGAAATACGACCAGCAGAAAGCACCCTTCGAGAAATAACTTTTCCTGAAGTGTTTATGTAAGGAGGTGCATAACTTTTTCGTGTCTTCAATACAAAAAGCTTTAGCATCTCATCAATAAGTTTTGAAAGTTCACGAACAGAACCTAATCGAACAAATGGTTTCCCATAAGCAAACTTATGAGAAATTGGTCGGAATACTTGTTTAACAACATTGTATTCACCACCAGGGGCAACCGCAGAAAGTGGAAATCCAATCGGAAGCATACATACACCGTTAATGATTACTTGAAATTCATCATTAGGTTTGTCTTGATACAAAATAATTTCAACCTGCTCATCTTTAACTTCAGTTAATCTCCACTTGTTATCATAAATAGTTTTTTGTTCTTCAGCGACTGAATCAGTAATTCGCCCCTTCTTAACATACTTCCAGTTTTCAAATTTTCCATACTTTGTTTTTGCAATATCATAATGCTGTTGAATCACAACAAAGAAATATGGTTGCTTCTCCATAAAGTATTCAGTGATGTCACCAAGGTACACATTTGGTCCATGGAGTAGAGTTCGTCCAGGACCTTCAAAAACTAATTCAAGAGTTTCATCCCATTTTTTCCAATCTTTAAATTGTCCATCATACTTCTCTTGAAGCTTTTTCCTTCTTTCAAAAGTTCTCAACCATTCTTCTTGAACAAAAACAGCGTTCTGTGAAAGAAGCTCACGCTGACGAAGAAGTTTCTTTTCTTTGTCACCAGCAAGTTCTCCACCATCACGCTGTTCAGTAAAAAATATTGTGTCACCAAGAGCAACACCAAGTTCATTTATTCGATTATTTTCTCTATCAAAAGCAAGAACTTCAGGACCAAGGTCTAAATTCTGCACATGAGCAAGAAGTGCATCAAGTTTTGCTTCAACCGTTCCTGCTGAAACAATAACATCATCATCATTTTTCTTTTCAGGAAGTCGAGTATTAGCAATTTTGATATTTTCTGTATAGTCTTGGTAATAATTCTTACCATCAAATTCTTCATAAGGCTGGTCTTTTTGAGTTTTTGACCTCTGTAATCTCCCTTGTAAATAACTTAAATACTCCTTTTGGTCAGGAGTGTATAGTCGTTCAGAATCAAAATCCTCCTTCTTTTCTTTTTGAAGTGGATTGTCATTTGACACGCCTTTTAAAATTTCTTCAGAGCCTGGTATCATAATTGTTTTTATTATAACAAGTCATATAATAAATTGATATGCACTTGCCTGTGGATAAATACTAATTCAATATGTTTAATCTGCAAAAAATGATTGGTCTGCCTTTTTATTCCATTGTTCCTTCTCATATTCTGTGGCAAAAGTCATCTCCTCACTCCAAACCATACATCCTGTCCTAACAGCATCCGCAAAGTGAGAATTCTCATCGTGTCTAGGGCTATCCTTAAACACACCAAGTCTTGCATCCCATTCTTTTCGATAGTTTGCAAGTGAATCATACAACTTTTTTGTATGGACTTCATCAAAATAAAAGCGAGAAAACAAACCTCTAACCCTTTCAATATCATCGCTTCGATGTTGGGTCTTTGGTGAAACTTGAATATTAAACAAACCGAGGTCATATAAGGTTTGTTTTCGTGTTTTACCACTACTCAAATCTCTCACTTCAACGTCATGTGGTAAAACCTGTTTCCCATAACGATACCCCTTCTCCTTAAGCATCTCAACGTAGTGACCAAGCTTATACCCATGGTTGTAATACACATCAATAAAATAAATTGCAGGTCCAACTGTTTGTGTAAATAACAACACATTAAAATCATTCATTCCAAGGTCCCACCAAACATCAACTTCAACATCATCACGCAAAGGAAAATGACCAATTCTATTCTGTAAATACACACGATTCATCTCTCGTGAATAATAAGCACCCTCTGTAGAAACAGAAAACGCTTCATCCAATGTTGATGGATACTCTGCAAACATTTTATCACCATTCAATTCTCGTTTCTTCACCCACCATCTCTGCTGGTCTTCTGTAAGTTTTATATTTTGCTTACTCTCAAGAGTTTTAAAATAATCTTGATACTCTTTTGCAATTGCAAAAGTAGCCTTCATTGAATATCTGTCATCAACCCACCAAGGGAAAAAGAATATTTTAAAGTCCATCGGAGTAAGTTCTTTCCCTTCTTTTCGGAGCTTCTCGGCTTTCTCACAAAACTCAAAAAAATACCCCTCTCGTCCTTCAGCAGTCGATTCAATAGAAACCATACAACCTGCGTGTACAGAGTTAATAGCACCAGTCACAATTTCCTCCGCTTTATCAGGATACTTAGCACAAATCTTTCCGAACTCTGAAATGTGCAAAAATTGCACAGTATCAGAACGAGAAGAAAGTGAAACGGAAATCACTGAACCATTTGGAAAAGAAAGTTCATTCGCAGTATTTGTATTTGGGTCTCCTATTTCTTTCTTAAG